TTCTGGTTGAGGTTCTGGTGGCATTACTTGATCTAAGTTTGGAAAGTTTGCTGCCAATAAAACTTCACGATATAAAGCTCTGGTATTAAATGTACCCGGAGGAGTTTGTTGTGCCAAAGATAAAGCCATTTGACTTAAAGCTGCTCTGTGTGCACTACTTGGTATATTAGGATCAGATACAGGTGATACATCTATTCTACCATCAAAGTCTTTTTTAAATACAGACATGTCTCCACCTATTACTTCATATGGATAACTTGGTGGAAGGAAGTCATAATTAATCTGAGCTAGTAATTGAAACTCATCCTTCTGAGATTTATGTAATCTTTTATGTATAGCTGTAAAGAACTTACTACTTGCTTCTATCAAAGCCATAGTAGTTCCTACTGGTCCTACATTACTTGCGTCTGCTACTATTTGTTCGGTAGAGTCTGCAAACTTACCACCAGTCTTTACAACGAAGTCTAACATAGCCATCAAAGTTTGTGATGGTTCTTTATATGGTAATGGTATAATAGCTTTACTTAAATCTACACCTGTAGCTTCTACTTCTTTAAACTCACCCGGACTAATAGGAGCATTATCTCCTACCATTCTAACACCTTAAATCCACCGGGAAGATTAGCAAACTGACCAGCATCAACCAATGATCTCATGGCTGTAGTTGCAGTCATTGTTAAGTTACCAAGGAAATGTATGAGACCTAGACCATAAAAACCAAATCCCGGTACATACTTATAATGAGTAAAATGTAATTTCTTTTGAAACTTAGGATCATTCTCATCATAGTTTCTACGTATAGATAATATTTTTCTAGATTCAAGATCAGCTGTTACCACATATGGTAAAGCTATTTCTTCATCATCATCAAGATTAAGATAACAATGTTGTTCTAATAATGTATACTGTGGATCATTAGCTTCTCCTTGAGCTAAGCCCATAATCTCATCCATCTTAGAACCAATACCAGTTTGTTCTGGTACACCAGCATTAGGTAAGTCTACATCAGCATACATGCCACTTTCTATATCTCTTTTAATATCATTAGGAGATTTATAAATGACATGTGTATACCTATCTGCTCTACGTAAATCTGTTGCATAGTATGACACATAGAATTGATCTATAGGAACAAATTCAGACACAGGTCTTTCTAATGTCATATCATAATAAATTTTCTTAAAGGATGAACCAACCAATGGTAAGTTAAAAAGCATTCTTTCAAACTCATCAAAGTATTCAGGCATCTGATCAGTCAACTGGTAATTCATAAACTGTTTAACACGTTGAGCTTGCATCTCTCGCTCTGGTGTTACATTACCCATGATGGCTGCTTTAACAGGACCTCCTGAAGGAAAGAGTTCTTGACTGGCTTTTGATTGAAACTTTACAGCAGACTCAATCAATAAGGGGTGAACTGCAGTACATGCTCCTTCAAAAGGATCACTCGTTTCTTGGAGTTTTAAACCAAGAAGATCAAATCCTCTTTCAAATGTTTCTTCCCACTCTGCTCTGGATTCTTTATCTGTTTCATATCCATCTATAACTTGTAGACCTATCTCTGATAACTTATCATCATCCAGAGTATCTACTAAATTACTGTAATGTTCTCCCATCATAGGTGTTACTTCTATTTCTTCTTCACCTTCTATTTCAAACTCAACCTCACCATCTGGACCTAACTCTAACTTCTCTTCTAGTCTATCAAGTTCTATTGCTTCTTTAGTTCCATCAAATGGATTACGTTCTACAGCCATTATATTATCCTTTGTGTATTACTCTTCCACCTTGTGCTTTAGTGTTCATATTTAATAACTTTATTGCTTCTTCATATGTTGTTCCACTTGGTAAATCTAATCCAGATAAAGCTTCTGCTTCTTCCATTATAGAAGGATCAGTTAAGTAATACTCTTGCATCTCTGGAGTATTCTCCATTATAATTATAGATCGTACTACATCTGCAATATTATCAGAAGTAACAGTATCACTTCCAATTTGTTCTCTTACAAAGTTATAATAATTTTCTGTATCATTTTCATTAGGAGGAGCATATTGATTTATAATTTTTTTTAAATCACCTTTATGTCTTTTAGTTTTTGTACCAACATCTCTAAAAATACTTCTTACTCCCATTTGCGGAGTACCAAATATAGAGAACCTGTCTGCATAAATTTCACCAGTTTCTCCAGCATAACCTTGTCCTGTTTCTATATTACCCGGATTATTATAATAAATTTTTTCTGATGCTTCTTCTACTTCATTATCGCCTATTCTTGCTTTTACAAAATTTAATATATCCATTAATCCAGCCATTAGAAATTCCAATACGTTTTGTTTTTACTTGGTTTATCTTCATACTCAGGATCATCTGGATGTGTCAGGTGCCAAGAATCTTTTAAGTAATGTATAGCCATGGTCATTGCTTGCATCCACTTGGTCATCGTGTTTACCATAAGGAAACTGTATAGCTTCAGCAAATAAATCTTCTGCCCAATCCTTGTGTCTTGGTATCCATAATCTTCCTGCCTCCATAATAGGAGTAGCAGCATGTACTCTTGCAATTTTATCACGATCTGGTAAGTAATCCAACACCGGTAGTCCAGCTCTACGTAAATCTTGTAAGAGAGACTGTCCTGATGCTTTCTTTTCTATTATACATATGTCTGGTTTAAATTCATCATAGAGTTCTTGTGCCACTCTACGAAGATCAGGATACTCCAATCGTTCTCTATGATTACCTAACAATATCAGACTAGGAGCCCAGTACTCTCTACCTTGATGATCTTCTATGGCACATTCAAATACACCCCATGTTTGTATTACACTATAGTCTGCGGAAGCTTTTGTGGAGAAAGCTGTGTCATAGGTTTGTATGATTACATCACAGGTTGGTGCATCTTCTTCTGTCCAACGTCTGAGCCATGTAGATTTTATAGCACCACCCTCATCTGGTGTAGGGTTCTGCATATATAATGCATTCCAATACTTTGAACCATTGTTGGCACGAATCTCTGCTTCATCCATTTTTAGTATCTTGTCTGGTTTCCACTCTGGAAAATACGAACCACCTACAGGGAGGTCCAGCAGATTAGCTGATTCTGAATCTAGCCATGCTGGTATAGACAATACTTCCCATGGTGTTGTTTCTTCTGTCTGATTGTTAAGCAACCATCCACAGAGATCGTCCTCATGGTATCGTGTATTAATAATGACAATAGATCCATTGGGCATCAGACGAGTTCTGAGACCAGCAGGATACCAATCCTTTATATACTTTCGTCCTGTCTCAGAGAAGGCATCTTCTTCAGACATTGCATCATCTATCAGAGCTATGTGTGCACCACGACCAGCAACCTGCGATCTTACACCAGCAGCAAAGTATGTACCATTCTGATTAGTTTTCCATTTACCTGCAGCTCGCACATCCTGTCGAAGTGATACCCCCGGAAAGATTTCTTTATATAATTCTTGTTTCAGTATATCTCTTACTGTTCTACCAAAGTCACTTGCTAGTTGATCACTATGACTGATTGACATGATCTGATGATTAGGATTACGTCCTATGTACCAGCTAGGGAATAACTGAGAACATAATAAACTCTTACTGGATCTGGGAGGTAGAAAGACCATGAGCCTCTTGGGTTCATCTGAGTCTACTATCTGTTGTAACTTATCGGATATAACTTGTATATGTTTACCTACCTTGAAGTCATCCACAAGGGTAGGTGCCATAAACTTTACATATGAAAAGAAACTAGTCTGTGATTGTTGTAATGCTCTGGCATATAAACTCTCACGAAAAGCATCTTTAGTGTTCGGTGTTAGTTCCACTCTTTACAACCTTTAATCCTATAACATCAGCTAGTTTCTGAATATCTTCATCACTATTATCTGACATGCCACTAAACTCTTGTTTAATTTCTTTCTTGTCTACAAACATACCAAGGTGCTTTGCTATAGCTTCCATTGATCTGTTAGCATTTGTATAGTCATTATTGTCAGTTGCTCTAAGATAGGTTTGATACATCTTGTCAATAACTTTCTCTGCAGTCCATGATACCTTCTCTATTACTTCTTCTCTAATAGTTTCTATGTAGGCTCTTATCTTTGGATTGCTGAGGTATTGTTGTGCTCTCTTGGCTGTCTTACTTTTGTCCAGTTCACCAGTATCAGTACGAACTACAGGAGCATACCCTGCATCTATAAGTGCTTGCGATGCATTATTGGTTGCTACATATCCTTCTGCAAACTTCTGTTGCTTGATAGTAAGACCATAATCATTTACTGCTTCCTTAGCCATAAGGCACTATACCAGAGAAAGACAATAGAG